TATCTGATGTGCACCTTGGAACCCGTCACTCCAATGCAGAAAGATTATTAGACTTTCTCAAATCAACAGAAGCAGATAGATATTATCTTATTGGTGATATCATTGATGGTTGGATGATGAGAAAAAAAGTATACTGGCCACAAACACATAATAACGTTATTCAATTCTTTTTGAAACAATCTAAAAAATCAGTAAGCGTTATATATGTAACTGGTAATCATGATGAGTTTCTTCGTGATTATTCAGGAATTGAAATGGGAAATATAAAGTTAGTTAATGAAACAATTCATTACGGAGAAAATGGTAAAAAATATCTTATTATTCATGGAGATCAATTTGATCTTGTTACCATGAATGCCAAATGGTTATCAATGATAGGTGGCTGGCTTTATGATCGTATGATTGATGTAAATAAAAATTTACAGTGGATGTTTGATAAATTAGGTATTAATGGATTTTCTCTTTCAGCATGGGCAAAACATAATGTCAAAGAAGCCGTTAACTTTATTGGAGACTATGAAACTGTGGTTGCAGATGCAGCCAAAAGGAGATGCGTCGATGGGGTTATATGCGGTCATATACATTCTGTTAATATATCTACTATTAATGGTATTGAATATATAAACTGTGGAGATTGGGTTGAATCCTGCACAGCAATTGTTGAACATGAAAATGGAAAGTTTGAGATTATAAGGAAATTATAATGAATATTACTATATTTACTGATGCATGGGAACCACAAATTAATGGAGTTGTGACTACATTAAAAACAACGGTCAATCATCTTGAAAAACGTGGTCATGAAGTTAAAGTAATTCATCCAGGTTTATACAAATTAACAATTCCATTGCAACCATCAACTGGCATCTTTATGCCTCTTTTACCTATGGGCATCGCTGATGAAGAAGTTAAAAATGCGGAATATATTCATATAGCAACAGAAGGAGCAATAGGTCTTGCCGCTAGATATTCTTGCAAAAAATACAACAAGAAGTTTACGACATCCTTTCATACAAAGTATCCAGAATATGTTAAGATACATACTGGTATTTCACCAAGAGTTAGCGGTGAGTATTTTCGTTGGTTCCATAGAGACAGCAGTGCTGTTATGGTTACAACCCCCTCAATGGTTGATTACTGTAAAGACTTGGGTATTAAACATTTAAAACTTTGGTCACGTGGAGTAGATACTAATTTATTTCATCCAATGTATCCAAAGCCAAAGACAGGATATATATCTGCTGTTTATTGCGGTAGAATATCGGCTGAGAAAAATCTTGAAGAATTTCTTTCTATTGGGAACATGTCAATCAGTAAAACTCTTATTGGTGATGGACCACAATTAGAAGAATATAAAGCAAAATATCCTGATGCTGTTTTTCTTGGTAAAATGGATGCCAAAAGAATTGCTCAAGAATTATCTAAACATGATGTATTTGCTTGGCCATCATTAACAGATACATTTGGACTTGTTGTATTAGAAGGAATGGCATGTGGATTACCTGTTGCTGCATTCGATAACGAAGTTAATCGTTACATTATTGAAGATGGTGTTTCAGGGCTTCTAGTTGAAAAAGGATTTGAACACGCCATAAAATCTGCTTCTTTATTAAAACCAGAAGATGCTGTGGCAAGAGCAGCAAAATTCTCTTGGGAATCAGCAACCGATCAATTTTTGGAAAATTTACATGGATGAAGAAAAACTAAAAGCCTGTATTGTTGTTCCTTATGAATACCTTAAAGATGGTGTTAAGATTATGGAAGAAGAGGGCGAATACAATAGTGCATTTCGTAAAATGTTGGATGTATCAGATGAATATATCTCCGCAAATCTCACTCCTATTGTTATATACGATCTTTCTAATAATAGCTTATTTTGTGTTGTGAAAGAGTTAATGGGAAAAAAATTACATTAGTATGTGAAAAAACTATTTGACTTTCCTATAACGGTATAGTATAAATATATTTAAGAGTGGCGGGAGTGCCATTCAAAAATTGGCGAAACTGACCACTTGATCTTTTTCTCTATGGAGAATTGAATATGAGTACAGTAACAAATGTTGCAGTTGCAAATGAATCAAAAGTAGTCGATCTTCGTGGAATGTGGATAGGATTGGGAGTCCTAAACGTATTCTACCTTATTGTTAGAATATATGAACAGGTTTTCGGTTGGAGAGCAGGTTTAGATTCTTTCGCTCCAGAATTTCAAACATATTGGATGTCTATTCTCTGGACAGAGATTCCACTTGAACTAGTCTCAGGGCTAGGTCTTGCTGGTTATCTTTGGAAGACAAGGGATCGTAACCTTTCTGCCGTAACTCCACGTGAGGAGATGCGCAGACTTGTTACTCTTGTTCAGTGGCTTGTAGTATATGCTGTTGCCATTTATTGGGGCGCATCATTCTTTACTGAACAGGATGGAACTTGGCATATGACGGTTATTCGTGATACTGACTTCACTCCAAGTCATATTATTGAATTTTATATGTCATATCCTATCTACTCAATCATCGCAGTTGGCGCATTCTTTTATGCCAGAACACGTATTCCTTATTTTGCACAGGGATATAGCCTAGCATTCTTGATTGTTGCTATTGGACCATTTATGATTATTCCAAATGTTGGTCTCAATGAATGGGGTCATACTTTCTGGTTCATGGAAGAACTATTCGTAGCACCATTACATTGGGGCTTCGTATTCTTTGGCTGGATGGCACTTGGTGTGTTTGGTGTAGTTCTTCAGATCCTTGGAAGAGTTCATGCTCTTATTGGAAAAGAAGGTTCTAAACTACTAACTGAGTAATTAATAACAAGGGTGGAGGTAATATTTTTACCTCCACCTATTGAATTTTAGATATTAGTAACTAAATATATAATGTACTGCCAAACGGGGTACAAATTTGAAAATCTCGCTTAATAGGAGAAACATATGAACGATATTTTTTCATTCAAAGCCGCTGATCTTGACAAATATTTCGTTGGTGCGGATAAGATGCTAAAAACCTTATCAACAGCACATGAACAAGTGGCAAAAAACATTCCAGGTTATCCTCCTTACAACATTGTGAAAAACGACGAAAACAACTACACCATTGAATTGGCTGTGGCTGGTTTCGGTAAGCAAAATATTGATATTGAAATGGCTAATAACAAGCTAGTAGTTAAGGGTGGATATACCGCAGAGAGTGATACCAATTCAGTAGAATATATTTGGAAAGGTATTGCAGATAGAGTATTCACAAGAACATTTACTTTGGCTGATACAGTTGAGGTGAAAAATGCTGAACTTATCAATGGAATGCTTAAAATTTTTCTTGAAAATGTGGTTCCTGAAACGAAGAAACCTAAGAAGGTGGAGATTAAGTAATCTTCTAAATAAGGAGAGAGGACCACCTCTCTCTTTTTTTATTTTAGGAGCTTACCATGAGTTTTTATACAGATGTTCTTGTTAAAGATCCAAGATTTAAATCAACAAAACAAATTACTGATATTAATCTCTTAGAGCCTGGAACAAGGGCAGCTGTTGCTAAATTAATTTCATTAGCACATGAGGCTGGTCATGAAATCAAGGTCGCTGAGACGTATCGTTCGCAAACTAGACAAGGACAGTTGTTCAAACAAGGGTTCACGCAATTACGTAAAGTTGGTTGCCATGGTTTTGGTGTTGCCTGTGATCTTAATTTGTTTGTTAATGGTAAATATGATCCAGACGGCACAGACTACCGTTTCTTCGTTGATCTTTGCAAACAAGTTGGATTAATATCTGGAATTGATTGGGGTACACCTCACCAGAAACATACATTCCACGATTGGGATCATGTTCAAAGAGTTCCAGTATTTCGTCAGAATGATTTATTTGCTGGTAAATGGTATCCATCAGTAAATTATGATCCTTATCAAGATATGAAAGATCATGGTATAGGATAATGTCCAAAGAATCAATTCAAGAGGTTTATGAAGCAGAATGGTGGTATACTAGATATTGGAGAGCAACTCTTGCTTGGGTTTATGTTTTAATTTGTTTATTTGATTTTATTATAGGTCCAATATTCTATGTATGGTTTTCAATTTATACTCACAGCGACGTATTTGGTAAATGGGAACCACTTACTTTATCAAACGCTGGAGTTTTTCATATATCTATGGGCGCTATATTAGGTGTTTCTTCTTGGTCAAGAGGACAAGAAAAAATAAAACAGATGGATCTTATAAAAAAAGAATCTTGACTTCTCTGTTCTAAAGTGATATTATTCTAGTTGGATTGAATAGAGAGGTTAATTTTGTCATCATTTTATACTAATGTTTTTCAATATGGCAATAAGATATTTCTTCGTGGATACGACAAGGGTATTCGTATCAAACAAGAGATAAAATACAAGCCATATATGTTTTTTATTAAAAAAGAAGGTGAATTTAAGACTTTAGATGGTCAAAATGTAGCAAAAAAGCAATTTGAGACTATTAAAGATGCTAAAGAGTTTATTGAAAAGTTTAAAGAAGTTAAAAGTTTTGATGTTTATGGTCTAAATCAGTTCGCTTATTTGTATATTTTTGATAATTACAAAGGTGATATTGATTATGATCCTAAATTAGTTAATGTAGTAACACTTGATATTGAATGTGGTGGTGAAGATGTCATTGGTTTTCCTAATATTGAAGAAGCAGATCAACCTATTACTGCAATTACGATGCATTTGCGTGGAAAAACAGCATCTTTTGGATTAAAAGACTTCAAACCGAAGAGTGAAAACAGTTTTTATTTAAAATGTAAGTCAGAAGAGGACCTACTTACTAAATTTTTTCAAGTTTGGGAGTCAGATGCATGGTCTCCAGATGTTTTAACTGGTTGGAACATAGAATTTTTCGATATTCCTTATCTAATTAACAGAATTAAGCAACTTTTTGGTGAAAAAGCCATTCAAAAACTTTCTCCATGGGGTAAAGTTGATGAAAAAGATGTAGAATTCAAGGGAAAAACAGTAAAAAGCTATAATTTGAAAGGAATTTCGGTTCTTGATTATTATCAATTGTATCGTAAGTTTACATTTGGTAATTCAGAGTCATATAAACTTGATTATATTGCTAATGTTGAATTAGGAGAGCGTAAAATTGATTATTCTGAGTATGGGTCTCTTAATGATCTTTATAAAAAGAATTTTCAATTGTATATGGAATATAATATTCATGACGTTATTCTTGTTCAACGACTTGAAGATAAATTAAAATTCATTGAACAGGTTATGGCATTAGCATACGATGCTAAAGTTAATTATACTGATACATTAACAACAGTTCGTCCATGGGACATTATTATTCATAATTATCTTCTTGAACAAAATATTGTTATACCACCACAAAAAGAACAAGTAATGGATAAAGAACTTGTTGGTGGTCATGTTAAAGAACCAAACCCTGGTCTTTATCATTGGGTTGTTTCGTTTGACTTAAACAGTCTATATCCACATCTTATTATGCAATATAATATAAGTCCAGAAACTTATATTGAAAGAACAATAAATTATGTTAGCGTTGATCAATTGCTTAAAGGTAATGTATTACAACCTTATAATGATCGTGCTTATGCTGCTAATGGTTGTACATTCAGAAAAGACAAACAAGGATTTCTTCCTGCACTAATGGAAAAAATGTATGATGATCGTGTAAAATATAAAAAGTTAATGATTGAAGCAAAACAAAGATATGAATTGAATAAAAATTCAGAGGACGAAAAGTTAATTGCACGTTATCATAACATGCAAATGGCTAAGAAAATTCAGCTTAATTCAGCATATGGTGCATTAGGTAATCAGTATTTTCGTTGGTTTAATTTTGATCTTGCTGAATCAATTACAATGTCTGGACAATTATCAATTCGTTGGATTGAACGCAAGATTAATCAATATATGAATAAGATATTAAAAACTAATGATATTGATTATGTTATAGCATCAGATACTGATTCTATTTACGTTACAATGGAAAAATTAGTTGAAAGTATAGGAGAGGTTGAACCAACTAAAACTGTTGATGCTCTTGATCAATTTTGTGAGAAAAAAATACAACCATATATTGATGATTGTTATAAAGAATTAGCAGATTACATGAGTGCTTATCAACAGAAAATGAAAATGAAACGTGAAACAATCGCCAATAAAGGAATTTGGCGAAAGAAGAAAATGTATATTCTTAATGCTTGGGATGTTGAAGGAGTTAGGTATGAAACTCCAAAACTTAAAATTCAAGGTATTGAAGCAGTTCGTTCTTCAACTCCACGTGCTTGTCGTGAAAACATTAAAAAAGCTCTTGAAATTATTATGAATAAATCAGAGAAAGATCTTGTAAACTTTATAACAGAATTTAGAAAAGAATTTGATGTTCTTCCTTTTGAAGATATTGCATTTCCAAGAGGAATGAAAGGAATGAATGATTATAAAGATAATTTTACAATCTTTAAAACAAAGACACCTATTCACACAAAAGGTGCTTTGATATTTAATCATTTATTAAAGCATCGTGGAATTAAAGATATTCCTCCAATCCAAAATGGAGATAAGATTAGATTTATCTATTTAAGAACACCTAATCCAATCAATAGCCCTGTTATTACTGTTCCTGACGAATTGCCTAAATCATTAGGTCTTGATGGTTTTATAGATAGAGATAAACAGTTTCAAAAATCATTTCTTGATCCATTAAGTTCTATAACTGATCTTATAGGATGGCCTCTTGGACAAGAATCAACATTAGAAGATTTTTTTAGTTAAAGGAGAAAAAAATGGCAGATGATGATTTTGAATTTGATTTTGGATTTACAACTTTAGACGAAGAAGAATTAAAAGCGGGAGAAACTGTATTACAAGATAAGCTACAAGGTCTTAGAAAAATGGTTATGCCGCTTCTTAACAATTTAAAGAAAGATCCAGATAAAGACATTATTAAATGGGAAGGTAAACAAAGAATTAAACAAATTGATACTTTTATCAAAAAAATGGATGATTATATCAAGAGTTGACATTTTCTGAAAATGCTGCTATAATTTAAAGAATAAATTGGAAAGGAATAATATGTCTTTACGTGAAAAACTTATTAATAATTCAACCATTAAACTTACTGCAACTCTTACAGACAGTAAAATTTTTACTAAAAAGGACATGATTCCGACACCTGTACCTATGATTAATGTTGCATTGTCTGGAACTATTGATGGTGGTATTACACCTGGACTTACAATGATTGCTGCTCCATCTAAACATTTTAAGTCAGGATTTGCTCTTCTTATGGCTTCTTCTTTCTTGAAGAAGTATTCTGATGGTGTTATTTTGTTTTATGATTCTGAATTTGGAACTCCGCAATCTTATTTTGAACAATATATGATACCATTAGATTCTGTTATCCACACGCCAATTACTGATATTGAAGAACTGAAATTTGATATTATGAAACAGATAAAAGGCATTGAGCGCAATGACCATGTAATGATTATAGTTGATTCTATTGGAAATCTTGCTTCAAAGAAAGAAGTTGAGGACGCACTGAACGAAAAGGCAGTTGCTGATATGTCACGTGCAAAACAGTTAAAGTCTTTATTTCGTATGATTACTCCACATCTTTCACTGATAGATGTACCTATGGTAGTAATTAATCATACATATAAGACTTTAGAAATGTTTTCTAAGGATGTTGTTGGTGGTGGTACTGGGGCATATTACGGTGCTGATAATATTTGGATTGTAGGCAGACAGCAGGAAAAAGATGGAAACGAGATTCAGGGATACCATTTTGTCATCAATATTGAGAAATCCCGTTATGTTCGTGAAAAATCTAAGATTCCGATTACCGTTAGTTATGAGACTGGTATTAATCGTTGGAGTGGTCTTCTTGAGTTGGCCCTTGACGGTGGTTATATCGCAAAGCCTAAAGTGGGATGGTATGCCGTTGTTGATCGTGAAACAGGTGAAGTTGGCACAAAAAACTATAGAGCAGCTGATATCGTGGACAATAAAGACTTTTGGATGACAATTATAAAAGAAACAGATTTTGCTAATTGGATTAAGAATAAGTTTTCTCTTGATAGCGATAGAAATTTAATGCATGAAGATGAAGAATAATGAAATATGATTTTTATTATTTTGATAAAATGTATTCAATAGAAGAATGTGAATACATTTCAAAAATGTTGAAGTTATGTGCTGATCCAAGATTTATTGAGCGTCCAGCAGAGGATGTTAAAAAGACTTCAATTGTCTATATGTCTCTTTGGAAAAGATGTAAAGATTTTCTTGGAGAGTTTGAAGATTTGGTTCATCATGTTAATAATGAAAATTTTGGTTTTGACTTGCATAGATTTACTGGTCATGAGGCAATACATCATAATGTATATAAAGAAGAAGTAAGTGGACAATATGATTGGCATTCAGATGGTTCTGTTGGAGAAATGTATGATTTTAAATTAACAGCAATCATAAATCTATCAACAGAACAATATGAAGGTGGAAATCTTGAATTGTTTTTAAAAAGACCAATGCATATTAAAGGATTAGACAATCCAGGAAGTATTCTGATATTTCCTTCATATATGCAACACAGAGTTACATCTGTCACAAAAGGCGAAAGAAGTACTGTTACTATGTGGATAAGAGGTCCACTTTTTAGATGAAACAGAGGAATTATAAATGTCATTTGAAAGAGTTATACTATCTAATCTTGTCTTTAATGATGAGTTTGGTAGGAAAGCTATTCCTTTTCTTAAAACAGAATATTTTCAAGATTACTCAGAAAAAGTTATCTTTGAACTTATTGATGATTATGTAAAGAAGTATAATTCGTTTCCGTCTATTGAGGCATTGGCTATTGATTTATCTAACAAAGATGGTTTAAACGAAGATGGCTTCAAGGAAGCAAAAGAAGTTGTAACTAGTTTAAACTATGATACAAATACAAGTTTAGATTGGATATTAGATCAAACCGAAAAGTTTTGTCAAGACAAAGCATTGTATTTGGCAATTATGAAATCAATTAAAATATTGGATGAGAAAAATGGATCAATATCAAAAGGAAGCATTCCTAATATTCTTACTGATGCTTTGGCCGTTAGTTTCGATACACACATTGGACATGATTTCCTTGCTGATTCGGAGTCAAGATACGAATTTTATCATAGAAAAGAAAAACGTGTCCCTTTTGATCTCGACTATTTTAACACTATTACTAATGGTGGTTTGCCTAACAAAACTCTTAACATTGCCCTAGCAGGTACTGGTGTTGGTAAATCTTTGTTTATGTGTCATTGTGCGGCTGCTAATTTAAGTCGTGGATTGAATGTTCTTTATATAACTTTAGAAATGGCAGAAGAACGTATTGCAGAGCGTATTGATGCAAATCTTCTTAATTCTGCAATTGATGAGTTAGAAAATCTTCCTAGACAAACATATATATCTAGAGTAGAACAACTTAAAGCAAAGACACAAGGAAAGTTAATTATTAAAGAATATCCAACTGCTTGTGCTGGATCTGCTAACTTTAGGCATCTTCTTAATGAATTGAAGATTAAGAAGAACTTTCAGCCTGATATTATATATATTGATTATCTTAACATTTGCATATCATCAAGGATGAAATATGGAGCCAACGTCAATTCTTATACCTTTGTCAAAGCAATCGCAGAAGAGTTGCGAGGACTTGCAGTGGAATACGATGTACCTATCGTCTCTGCGACTCAAACAACTAGAAGCGGATATTCGTCAAGCGACGTGGGATTGGAAGATACATCAGAATCCTTTGGACTCCCGGCCACAGCTGATTTTATGTTTGCACTCATCACGACCGAAGAATTGGCTGAACTCAACCAAATCATGGTTAAGCAACTCAAGAATCGCTATAATGATCCAGGGATCAATCGTAGGTTCGTTATTGGTGTTGATCGTCCAAAAATGCGACTTTATGATGTTGATGAATCTGCTCAAAACGGTATTTTAGAAGGTCCAAAACAACAAGATAAATCTGTATTTGACAATTCAAAGTTTGGTGAAGAAGATAATGTTAGACATCTTCCTAAACCTAAATACGATCTTAGTAAGTTTCAGGATTTTAAATGATACCAAATTGGTTAAAAATATTCATACCTGCAATGTTAGTGGCAGCAATGTTTAGAATTTTTCTAATAGCATTTGTGAAGTTATTAGATGGACTTCAATAATCCAATTGTCAGGAGGATATTTGTTGCTGGTACTTCCGCTGGACTATTACAGGCATTTATGAAAGCTTTTATGGAATATCTAGGAAATCCATGATTATATGTTCTTGTAGTGCTATATCATCAGAAGATATTCAAGATTGTATTAAATATCAATCTAATCCAACACCTAAGTCTGTTTTAAACTCTCTTGGTTGGGTTTCTGAATGTAATTCATGTTGTGAATTATTAGTTAAGTATATAAGAAATGAAATAAATAACGCAGATAATTTAATTCAAGGAGATTAGAATGATAACTAGGAAATACGGCTGGCGTCCAGATTTGCCAGATCATAGAGATTATATATGTGATCTTAAAGTAAAAAAGAGCGCACCTAAAACACTAGACCTTAGAAAATCAGGCAACCTTCCTGAAGTATATGATCAAGGTCAAACTTCTTCTTGTACAGGCAATGCAATTGCTGCTGCAATTCAGTATGGTTTAAAATGCCAGGGAAAAGATCCATTTATTCCTTCAAGGTTATTTATTTATTATAATGAGCGTTTAATTGAAGGAACGGTAAATGATCCAGATGCTGGAGCAATGATTCGTGATGGAATTAAAAGTGTGGCAAATCAAGGGGTTCCACCAGAAACATATTGGCCTTTTGATATTAACAGAGTTATTGAAAAACCAGATCTTAAAGCATATAATCAAGCACAAAGAAGCATAATTAAGCAATATTCAAGGGTGCCTGTAAAATTATCAAATATACAGAATGTATTAGTTCATAATATTCCAATTGTATTTGGTATGACTTTATATAATTCATTTATGGAAGATAGAGTTGCTTCAACAGGAGTAGTTCCAATGCCAACAAGCACTGATACTGTAGTTGGTGGTCATGCAATGCTTATTGTTGGTTTTGATGATAAAAACTTTATTGTTCGTAATTCTTGGGGTGAAGGATGGGGGGAAAACGGTTATTGTTATATTCCACAAGAATATATAACTAATGAAAATTTAGCAGATGACTTTTGGGCAATCTTTTTATCATGAGAAGAGGTAAAAGAATGAATTATGAAATTATTAACAATACTGGATTTACATTCAGTATTATTGAAACTGCCACAAATCAGATTATATATACGTATAATTTCTTATGTGATGCTAAAAAGATGTTAAATCATCTTAATAGCGGTGGTGGATTTGATGGTATTACTCCAAACTTTTTTTTAAAAAATATTAAAAAAAGTTGAGTTTTTATACTAAATAATATATATCATTCAGTATGTTAGAGCGTCCGACTATGACGCCGGAACAGAAGAGTAGAAAAGGAACGCTGGATTACGATGGTGGTTTCGCCAGCCTTACTGAATTGAATGGGGGAAGCAGGGGATGCTTCCCCCTATTTTTTTGATTGTATAAATAATGTTATAATCAAAAAATAGGCATTACTATGAAATCTTTTAAAGAATTTTTCAAAGAAGAAACTACTGCCAGTGGTGGGAATATAGGTGGTCTTGGTTTTATAAGTGGAACTCCTGCTGTTAATCAGAATGTCGTTGCTAATTATGTTGCGCAAAATACGGCTGATTCTGATCAAAAAAACAATATTTTAGGTGTAAAATATAAAGAACATGTAAAAGACCACAATGTTGTGGGATTCAAGTCATTTGATCCAAAAGAGATCAAGAAGGGCAAGAAATAATGGCTACTTTTAATTCAGCAAATGGAGCATTTCAAACTGGTAACAAAACCCTTTTTGAAACTAGTATGCTTGCAACTTCAAATGGTGCCGTTGTAAGTAATGTCAATCCTCTACCAGTTACCCTTGGTTCTGCTAATGTTAATATTGTAGCAAGTGGTGACATTAATGTAAGTGTACCAAATACTGTAGTGGTCAATTCTTCCCCAGAAGAACCAGTTCACGTTCATATTACTGAAATTGGTAATTCTGGCCTTCTTCAAGATCTTAATATTAGTTATATGCCAATTCTTGGTAATGTTAATATTAGACACAGTAATAGTGCAAATATAACAGCTTCTGTTCCATTGCCAGTTACTGGTAATTTAATAATAAGTACGATTAGTTCCAATGTAACTGTTTCTATCAATAACTTTCCAACAACCCAGAACGTTTCTTTTGCTAATCAGTCAGTTAATCTAATTGGTAATGTTTCTGGTATTACTTCTAATGTTGTAGTGTCTGTTAATAATTTTCCATCTGTTTATACTGTTTCTAATGGTTATCCAACCACTCAGAATGTATCGTT